CCTTGTTTTTGACCTAGTTGCAGTAATACCAGGTGTACCTGATCTAGTAGATGTTTGTGTAGGTGTCTGAGATTTTGTTGGGGTAGTGGTAATAGTTTTTGTAGGCGTAACAGCTTTTGTCCCACTTGCTGTTCTTGTAGTAGTCGGTGAAACTGTAGGTGTCGGAGTCGGAGTTGCTGGATTCGGGCTTCCTTGTATATTTACCTTTGACCATTCAGAGCCATATCTAGGACCCGGATTAGTAGCTCTTATTAAATCTCTAAATGTAGGTATATTTGCCACAATATTATTTATTCATCTCCATTAATGTCAATAAGTTATGGGGTAGTTGGCGTCCGAGTAGGTGTTGGGGTAGGTGTTACTCCTGGTGTATTGGTTTGTGTTGTAGTAGAAGTTACTGTCTGTGTAGGTGTCTGAGTTGGTGTAACTGTTGGTGTAGCAGATGAAGTAGGTGTTTGTGTGGGTGTCTGAGTTGATGTTTTTGTTGCAGTTTGAGTAGGTGTTCGTGTGGGTGTCGGTGTAGTATTCTGTGTAGCTGTTTGAGTAGCTGTTTGAGTAGCTGTTTGAGATACCGTTCTTGAAGGCGTACGTGTAGGTGAACCTTGCTGTGTTCTTGTTTGAGTTTGGGTAGCTGTCTGGGTTGGAGATTGAGTTGGTGTAACTGTTGGTGTTTGTGTTTGTGTTGGTGTGTTGGTTGATGTAACGGTCTGAGATGGAGTACGTGTTACTGTACATGTTTGTGATGGTGATACAGTTCTTGTCGGTGTTTGAGATCTTGTTTGGGTAGGGGTAACAGACTGTGTAGGGGTTCTTGATGAAGTCCTTGTTTGAGTCTGGGTAGCAGTCCTAGAGTTTGTAGGTGTAGGTGTCTTAGTTGTACCTTTACTAGGTGTCACTGTTTGTGTAGGTGTTTGAGTTGGGGTAGAAGTTTGCGTAGGTGTTCGTGTTGCTGTTACGCCTCTTGTACCGGTTGGTGTTTGAGTTTGAGTTTGTGTTACAGTATTAGTTTGTGTTTGTGTTGGTGTAGGTGTAACTGGTGAATCTTTACTTTGTATGTAATATGCTGGAGCATCAGGATTAGCATTTGGGCCATATAATGTACCAGGGTAGATAGTTTGACCACCTGGTGCAGTTAAAACAAATTGAAAATGACCAGTAGCTGCTGCTGACAGAGCTGTAATATTGACATGTATTTCTTGAGTGGTGTCATTACGAAGTACTTGTCCTCCAAAATCTTCAACGTTATATCCACTAAATGCAGGAAATCTTGCTGATAATGTTCTATTAGTACTAAAGAAGTCTACACTACTTAAAGGGGTGGTAGAAAGAGTAGATGTATCGCTCCAAAAATTACCCGTATCTGCAGCGCTTAAAAAGACCTGATAGTATTTTTGTAAGCCGTCTTGTCCTTCTGCGCTTTTTAACCAAGGGGAAGTAAAAATAAAAACATCAGGATTTTCACTGAATATAAGTCTGCTTTCACCTGATAGGCTGGTTTGTGCTGCTAATACTGGTATTCTTTCTCTTCTCATTCTTGATTTTGTTGAGTCCTAAACACTTCTATTTCATCTGGGAATGCAGAAATAGTTAAGTGGTCACTACCAGGAGTTCCAGATAACTCCGTAGCTAACGATGGGTAATTATCACTTGTAAGAACTGTTCCTGTACCGCGACCACCGCTGACCGGATACCAGTTAGTTGTAACCTTATAGATATTATCAATAGCATTTTCAGATGCAGGAAATATCCAACCTTTTATAGTAAAAGTAGTATCAGCTGTTACACGAGCTTTATCACCAGCTCTTAATTCTAATGGATACTGTAAATTAATATTTCCATCCCATAAAACTTCACTTCTTATTTCTTGTGGTGTAACTAAATTAACCAAATCTTTAGGTACAGGCCAACTTATAATAATATAAGGGTTAGTATAAGGGATAAAATTACTTAAAATTTGATCCATATCCATTTGGTAACGTGTTATGATCGAAAAGTTTACGGATATATTAACAGGGGTAGGCATGTTATACTTATCATGAGCAAAGCTATCTTGATAATATAAACCGTTACCCGGGCCTGTTTGACCAACTGCAGGTAACTTATTAAAAACTCTATCGTTATCTCGAGTCATACTGTTAATACTAATGGCTACTACCGGTAAGGTAATAGTTTTAGCTTTATTAACAATATCATATAATACTCTCTGTTTTGGGGCATAAAGATATCTTACAAAAATTCTATCTTTTTGAACTCTATTTTTATTATATCTGCCTATAACTATAGAATCAAAAGCATTCGCAAATTGGATAATTAAATCCTGAATTTCGAAGTAATTTGACTTCCAGCGCATTACTATTATTTATTCAGACTAGTCTTTCAATAAAATGTTTAGGTAGTTTTGATTTATTTTGTGATATTAAAGTTCTTGCTTTGCCATCAAGAACATACGTTACAGCATAATCAGCTTTTGACCTTGTACATCTACCCGAAGTTTGTACTAATGCACATAATGCTTTATTAGAATACCAATTTTTATCTAAATCAAACATTTTCTTTATTCGTTTATTTGATAAAGGAGGGTAAGGTGTTTTAACAATTATTTGAAATCTACCCTTTTCTCCATTTAAATCAGTACCAAAAGTTAAAGAAGGCGAAACTAATACAGTAGGTTTGGATGTCCTAAAATGCTCACCTAATATCTTTTCGTTAGTTGCTGTTTGTTCTCTGAATAAAAATCTATCTCCTACTAATTTATTTTTAAGATAACTGCATATTTCCAATGAATGAGTATGTATAATACCTTTTTCATCTTTATGGTGATCACATAACTCCTGAATATATTTTGCAAGTATAGGTAAGTTACGTTGTAAGTTCTGATAATTTAAAACTGGCTGTGATGATAAGTAAACTGGTGATTTATCAGCATCAAATGCTGATGGTGATTCAATGTATTTGTATTTTTTAATACCTAATGACTTTGCATATTGCACATGATCAGTAATAGTAGCAGACATTAACAAAATATTATCACCATAATCAAATATATGTTTTGCTAACCCGTCGACTTTCAAAGGGGTAAAGCTTACTCTATCCGATTTGGTATCAACAACGTACTCACATTTATGCCACATTTGTTCAACTGTCGTCAAATCACCGTGAACCATTTTAAGATACTTTAGTTTATTGGCTTCAGATAAAGAAAGCACGGTTGCTTTACTCGAGTTTTTATTTGTAAGTTCATTAACCTTTTCACTTAAAACAAAAATAAGATTTATTAACCACCTATATTGAATATCGTATTTTTCAGATCTTAATTTACTACATTCAACGTTATATAAATCTAAACGCTTATAATCAATTTCAGCACTAAACCGTCTTACTAACTCTTCTTCTAACTCTGAAGCTTCATCACAGACTAAAAAGTTTTTACGTTTTACATGCTGCGGTAATGCCATAAACATTTTATAGTTTAGTACGGCAAACGGGTTTGATAATGAATGATTTCGATTTGTAAAATAAGGGCAGCTATTCTTTTCCCAACATTCGTTTCTTAATTTAGGAGTATGAACACAAGGTGCAGTATCAACGTCAAATGATTCATCAACTGAACATATGTAATTTTGTTTGCCTTTTAATACTTCAATATCATCGAATAACGCTTTATATTGATCTTGTAATTGTTTAGTTATTGTAAGAGCAAATGTACCAAATGCAGGTTCACCTAAACAATCTTTTTCGAAAATATAATTACCGTGCTGATCTTTTCGAAATGCATCATATGAATTGATAAGATTTTTGAAATGTTTAGTTGGGTTTGCACTTACGTTACCCAACGTTCTGGGTATGAAACTCTTCCCGGTACCTGTGGGTGCTTGTGCGATTACGTATTTGTATCCTTCATTATAAGCCTTTTCAATCTCTTTTAAGAGAGTTACTTGTTGTTCTGATGGATTGTAACCGTAAGGAAATTTTGCAACATACTTGCTGAACATATAATACAATTATATATGATCTCTATATACTTTCAACTAGTTAGCTTCAAATACGTCATCTACAATTGATTCAAAATCAGATTTTTTAGTATGCAAAGTCACGTCTTCAACTTGATGCTGTGTCATTTCTGCTAATAATTCATCTGATGCATTTCTTAGAACACATCGGCACATATCGTAATGACCACTTTCAGAATTTCTTCCAGTAAAGCCTCTACCATGACAACGTTTACAGCTTGATTTAGGATTGTCGGTAATTTTTAATTGTCCGCAATCTAAATAGTTTGTATATTCTTCTGCTAAGTCGTAAACTTCACCGCTAAAAACACTAAAATATTTTATTTGCATAACTTCCTTCCTTGTTTATCTATATAAAATTCCTTTTTTGGAGGGTCTTCGTTTTCAAAATCTTTTAAATTAAATTCGTTTTCTAATGCTTCCATATTATTCATTCCAGCCCAAAAAAGACCTCTACCATCTTTGTCATTAGATAATGTTAACATTCCTCTATCAGCCATTTTGAATAAAAGTTCTCTATATGTCATAGTTTTTTCATAACCATTACAACATCGTAAAATTTAGAATTCTTTTTTGGTTTAATTCTTTTTACTTTTGCTAATCTTACAATATCATTAAAAACAAATTTATCTAAACGGTAGTTAAAAACAACAGAGTTTCGATTATCTAATAATTCGAAAGGGTAAGGAACTTCAAAAACTTTTATACCGCCTTTTTGAACTTCTAATTTAAATTCAAGAAAAAAATCTTTTATACTTACGTTAATAAGTTTTCCTTTTTTAATAATCTTACCGTCGATATCAAAACTAATATCATTTAAGAAAAATGTATGAAATTTCTTTTCTACTTCTTCTATAAGTTTAACGACCATTATGTGTTTTGGAAATTTATTTTTTCTTGTTGAGTTAAGTTTTGTAAGTTATCAACATAATACTTCCAAAACTCATCATTAGCTGGGATCGTTTGAATTAAATCTACTTGATTACAATTTATTTGTCGATAGTTTTGCATAAAAATATCCCATACTATAATTAAATTTTTAACCGCAGGATTATATGGTTGAAAATTAGATGTGGGTCTAAAATTCAAAGTTAAACGCCCATTCTCACTATTAAGCAAAGTAAAGCTATTGGTACACAACATTCTTCTTGTAGGAGGAGCTCCTGGTTTAAACACCCGTCTTGCAAATTTTACTTCGCAAACGTTGTTCATAAGAAGAGTTAAAAGTTGTGATCTACCTACTAGCACTATTATCGTAAGGTTTTACAATTCCGAAAATTCTGCTTTCGTTAAGAAAAATACCTTTCTTTACTCGTCCAATTCCATCTACTTCTATATTAGAAATAGGAATACCTAAATTGTTTGGAAAGCAAATATGGTCTCCTACTTTTACAAATTCACATTTCGTACCAGCCAAAAGAACTTCACCGATTCGCCAAGCTTTTGTATCTACATTTAAAGGAATATGAATACCATTTCTGATTAAAGCTTTACCGTCTTCAGTTTCGTCTTTATACTTACAAAGAATTACATCCTCCATAAGACGGTTCATTTGATACCCTACAATTGCAGAATCAAAAGAACCTTCAGCTGGTGTGGATAAATCAATTAAACTTTTTTTAGGAGCTAATAAATCAATACTTGCTCTTCTGTTACCTTCACCGGCGCCAATTTCACTAGACATAGAAAGACTTATTATTAAAAGCCTTTATTTCAATGCTGTTTTAATATTGGATAAATCTACTTTGCCTGAATCTATATACTGTTGGACTTCTCTTTTTGAGATTTCAAAACGTTTAGCTAAAAACTTTACTATTTCGTCGTAGTTTTTAACTTTATCTCTTTTTTCTTTTTTAATATAATGTATACGGCCAGGTGACCCTTGAGGTATAATCTTTACTAGATATTCGTACCACTCTTTTTTTGAATCGAAAACGTTGTAATATTTGTTTGTTGTTTCGTTTATAATTTTAGCGTTATCAGGTGAATACATACTTACCCACCTATTGATAATGTAACCATTAAATTGATCTTCGTCTTCGACGTTTTCTATAACGTCGCCTTTTTTACCAAAAATAATATCGTTTATAAAAGTAAATATATTATTCATCTTTAAGATCAGTACCTAATAGCTTTGCACCTTTTAATTTTGTTTCATATTCTATTAGATATTTCAAACGGGTATGGTAGTCCCAATATTCATACAAATACTTAAACCAGTTAATAAACATATAGAAATGATACTTCATAATATTACTTAATAATTACTTTTGACGTAGCTACGAACATATCGTCATTGAGCTCATAAAACGTTTTTTGTACATCACTCATAAACTGATTCGCTTGATCATCATCAAAGTTAGTACTAAATGCAAACGCAGGAGCTTTCTTACCAGCTGTAATATTGATAGCAGTATGACCTAAAGCAACACCATCTTTGACATAAGTTATACTAACGCTTGCTTTACCCTCTTGCTGTACAATACCTCCTTGATTATGTTCTTTTTGAACCATTATATCATCACCATCCATTATTACAGGACAATCTAGATATTTTACGCTACCTAAAATATTAGCAATATGAGTATTCAATAATCTTTGATATGCAACTGCACCTAAAGGATTATCTAAAATAGGAATCTCCCACAAAAAGTTAATCGCATCATCACTCCAAATAAATTCTTGCTTGTCAATATCTTCTTGATCAATCATACCATCTGCTAACACTTCCATTGGAGCTCTAAAGCAAAGAATGTTGCCTATTGGTAGTACTTTATCTTTGAAGAATTTATATGCAAATCTACCATGAAGTAAATTGCCGTCGTATTTGTCGATATTGAATTCCATATTGCTAATTATAGATGAATCTAAAATAATATCAATCTTTTACTATGAATTTTTTAACGCAGAATTTAAAAGAAAAGAAGTTTATGACAACCATTCCAACCAAAACTAAAATGTTAAAAGCAGCAGATGCTTCCAAACTAGTTTCTAAATTTTCAGGGCTACTTACTCCACCGATGGCTGCAAATAAACCAACTATACAACCTAAACAAAATAAACCGGCTACGGTCATTACACTTGTAAGTAACCATGCTATAATATAATCTTTCATTATATAAATTATAATTTAGGCAACTCTGAAATCAATTTTTTATTCCACCTTTTGTGAGCTTCGTTGATAATCTTTTTTGTTTCTGTTTTTCCAAGCCAACCGTTTATAGTAACGGTTTTTGTTTCTTCTAAATCTTTATAATGAGTAAAAAAGTTAAGTGTAGTTTTTAGCCAGTGTGGATCTAAATCTTTAAGGCTTTTATAATCTTTTACATGTGAAGAAGGAACGGCAACAACTTTATAATCCTTTTCACCGGTATCGTCCATATCTAAACAGCCTATTGGTTTAACCTCTACTAAAGTACTTGTCCTAATAGGAACGTTATTGTATATAAGTACATCTAATGGATCGTTATCTAAAGCAAAAGTTTGAGGAATAAACCCATAAGAACAAGTATAACGCATACTACTGTAAAGACATCTACTTAATTTAAAAATATTCATATCTTCTACATATTCATATTTTGCGTTGCTATCTTTTTCTACTTCAACTATAGCGTTAATTTTTAAAGGGCAATCTACCCCAATTGGTATTTCATTTACTAAATTTGGCATTTTGGTCTAACTATAACATATCCTTGGTGTCTTAACACCTTCTTAAAGTCGTGCGTATCTTCGAAATTATTATAAAGGAAACTCATATCTTTTCCATTCATAAGTTCTTCTCTTGTAATTTTATGCCCATGATTTTTACTATGTTCATTAAATCCAACGCCATTAATTTTTACAGGTTCATAAATCCATAGATCATCTACAATAAGTACGTCTTTATAATTAGAATTACGTTTTGATATTAGCTCTATTTCTCTCTCTAAAGGTAAATTAGTATCTTTATCTAAGCTAAGACAGGACTCATATGTTTTCATTTGAGCATCAGCACCAGGGAAATGAGCATCTAACCAAAAAGTAGCGCTATCTTTTATTGTAGGTAATAACTCTTCTAATACTTCATAAGAGTTTCCTTCATGTATAGTTACATTAGGAAAAGCTTTAAATTTTTCTTTAGCTTGTTGCGCTAAAACTGGTTCGATTTCAATAGAATGGATAGTTTCAAAGCCTTGTTTTATAGCATAGTCTACCCCTTCACCATATAAAGTACCGGTTTCTATAAAATAAGGAGTTTTGTTTCTATCTTGAGCGTTTTTTAAATCAAATATGGAAATGCATCCCATATCTAAACTTAATTACCAATCGCAAAAATTCCATTTTACCCTTTTAGGTATATGTTTAATATGATCCCAAAATGCTGGATTCCACTTACTGTAAAGATTAAAAATCTCTCCCTTTAAGTTTAATTTTTCTAAAATATATAAAAAGCAAGTTTCTATCATATGTATTTCAGCTGCATTTTCTAATACAGCACTCCAATCAAAAACAGAAAAACCTTCTACTGCTTCTAACTTAACAACTTTTTTGCCACCGTTATACTCTACTCTTCTGGAAGCAGTTGCTGGAGGTGTACCGTAAGTACCGCTAACTACAACATAATCATCTAATCTATTAATTCCTAAATGTTTGAACAGTTTATATTCTTTGTCAGGGTCTCTCTTAAAAGCAAAATAATCATCCCAATCATCCCATTCACCATCCATATTAGCAAATTTATACTTTGCTTTCATTACTGACCCACTAAATTTTTTATCAGAATGTGTAAAAGGTATATAAAGCCAATGCGTTGGACCATGAGTATTAAAACTTTCTATTTTAACAGCATCTAGTCTAACACCTTTATCAAATAAACCGGTTGGATCATCAAACTGAGATAATGGAATATATTTTATGGTATCTGTCCCCATATAATCATTCAAATAACTATATACGTCTTTTACAGGCCAGATTATTTTCTCTACTAAACCCCTTTCAATAAGAAGCTTAGCAATTTTTTGAAGATAAAATATATCTCCAACACCACACGTCTGGTCAATAAGTCCGTATCTTTTTTCCATTATAGTTGAACCCATTTAGGGTCTTTTAAATCTTCGCTAGGAGGGCCTTTATATTCAAACCATTTTTTAGGACAAATAATTTTACCTTTTTCTTTTCCTAAATAACTTCCCCACGCTGAAAAAGAGCTATTTGCCATAATAATATCATCGCATTGAGATAACACACATAAATCTTCCATTTCAGAGCTTCCGTTTGATAAAATATTTTTATCATCAAAAGTAAATTCTTTTCTTACACTCGGTAAATCGTCTGTCGTGTAAATGAAAATTGAATCTTTCCCTACTTCTTCTTTTGCTCTATCATAATAATCTTTTTTAACTATATTAAAAATATCAGGATTTCTAAAATAATCGCCCCTTCTAATATGCACACCAACAATTTTATCTACACCATGTTTTTCTTTTAATTTAGTAAGGCCTTTATTTACCTTATCTTTAATTTTGTCTTCGAAGTTAAAAATTTTATTCAGCGTTTCTTGATCTAAGTTTTGAAAATATCTCCAACTTTGAAAATAACCTTCATATACAGCATCATTTTCTATGCCTAAAAATGGTAAAGGTTTGTAAAGAAAAGACGGTTCTCGTACAGCAATATTAAATTTAAAATCTACAGACTCAAAAAATTTATAAAAAGAGTCTTTATACACTTTTGGGTGCTTACCTTGCATTGCTCCAAACTCGAGTTCGTAGTTAAGAACAAATTTTAGATTATGCGTTAACGCATGACTATACACTGCTGCAATTTGATACAGCTGATTACCTATTCCGCCTTTTACCTGTACTGTTATCATTTGTCGAATAAAAATGGATACTCTTCAAAAATCCAATCTTCTGGAACTCTAAATTTCTCAAACCTTTCATAATTATCATTAATAGCATCTATTCTTTCTTCATAAAAGCTTTTACCGTCATCATCACGTTCTATTTCTTTAAGAATATCATCTAATTCTTCTATTGTATCAAAGTATAATATACCATCTTCATTAAAAAAGTTATTAACAGAAAATTTATCTCCGTAGTATAGAGGAATAGATTTAGTAGCAAATGCATCTAATAATTTTTCAGTCCAATATCCTCTAACAATTGCATTTTCAATTGTAACCGAAAAACGATACGGGTTGAGTCCGTCTTCTTTATTATCTAAAACATTACCTGGATATTTACCATAACAATCCATTTTACCCGATGAGCGATAACGATCAACAATCATATGTCTAAATCTATGACCGAGTGTCATTGCTTTATCAGATGCAAATATGCTACAAAATTTAGTTTTATTTTCAATACCTTCGTAATTATGAATCCAACACCTACCGTGTGGATAATACAAATAGTTTTGACCTTTGTCGATTAAAGCTTGATCAAACGTTAAAACAAAATCATAAAGTCGATTATTTTCTTCTATCCAATTATACCAGTGAGGGTTAATACTTCTTGGTTCTAACAACCACGCGACTTTTCGTTTTACACCTGAAGCTTTTGAAACATCAGCAAGTCTCAAGTCAGTAATAAAACAACTTTTACTTACCGGGGTATTATCTGTAACCCACTCTACGTATTGATTTTCTGCTAAGTGACACGATGAAGTATCCCAAGGCGTAAAATTATCATCTCTTATGTTTACCTTTACTTTAGCCAATTCCATGTTTTAATATATTTTGATAGTTGTTTCCTATCCATACTTTCTATTTTATCTGCTTCCTTTTTATTTCCAGTTAAAACTACTTGACGAGATGTAACTGATTCTTTTGTATGAGGGAAATGAAAAAGAAAATCTTCTTTTCCAGCGCATCTATAAAAAGGTTCGTGATCTTTTTCCCAATCCATAGTAGCAGGTTTACCATATAAAATTCTTATACGACTTATAATTTCAGTATCTTCATAACCCCAGCCAGCAAAATTTTCATTAAAACCACCTATCTTTATAAAATCCTTTTTCATACCTAATAAACAACCTCCAACTGCATTAACACCTAATATTTTACAGTGTTCATACATTAATGAATCAGGCCAAGAAGGAAACCCTCTTCTTCTATTATCTAAAGCAACCTCTAATAACTTAAAATCAGGGTAAAAGCCTTCTAGAGTCGATAATAAAGGCGCGTCAGCGTATTTTTGCTTAGCTTCGTAAGTTAAGTAAGCAGGTTGACCGTTGTAACAAATACCAAAACCTCTTTTCTTTTCTATCTTATTAAGAGTTTCTGTAATTTGTAAAGGGTTAACTACGCAATCTAAATCTAAAAATAACAAATATTTTCTTTCACTTTTTTTGATACCTATATTGTAAGATCTGCATTTTCTAAAAAAGCCTTCATTATGTTCGTGATAAATTTTATCGGTATCTTCAATTGGTATACAACTTTGGAGATTAGGTGTAACAGAATCTTCTACAAAAATAAACTTACTGTTTATTGTATGTTCTTTAAAAAATCTATATACTAAAAAAGCATTTAAAGCTCTTTCATAGTTATCTATCCTTGTAGCAACAATTATATCTATATCTTTTAAGTCTTCCATTATTCGGGATTTAGAGCCGTGTATGCCCAGTTTCCAATATCGATTTTAGTCTTTAATGATTTAGGAACAATTTTTGGTCTTACAAGTCTATCTGCATGATATTTTAAATCGCTTTCTTTTGTAGCAAACATTCTTGGTTCTATACCAGTATTTTTAAAAAAGTTTAAAGCATTTTCGGTTCTTTTTTCGAGTTTATTAACACCTGATCTATGATATAAAAAATCTCTACCAGGTGTATAAACATCTTCGAAAGATACCCCTATATTATCTATGTCTTCATGATTATGAAACTCACCTTCTGGGTGTCCAAGGAGTTGATGTATTAGGCATTCAATTATTTCTTTATCATAATGTCCTATTCTATCTTTACCTGGACCACAAAGCTTAACGCTCTTTTCAAATTCGACTTTTTGCTCTTTATATAATTTAGTAAAAAAGAAATTTAATATTTCATTATCAGCTAACCCCGCACTGCTTTTATGAGCATGATGAATCATACATTCTAAAATATAGTGAGTGTTAACATCATTTTTCCAAAATCCATGACCGGAAGCAGCTAAAGGATATTTTTCACCTACCTGTAGATCTAAAATTATACCATAATCGTCATTTATATAGTCTTCTAACTTTTTATAGAAGTTCATTACTAAACAATCAGCATCTATCCAAAATACCCATTTATATGTTTTTAAATGGTGTTTAATAAAAGGGTATCTAGCAAAATATGATTTTCCATCTACTTGTGCTACATTATTAACATTTTCAGTAAAATAATGTAAATCGTAGTTATGGTAAAGACAATATTGCTCGAGTATTGGGAGAGTTATATCTAAAAGATTTTTTTGTTTAGAATCTGCACCAGTTAAAACGCCTATTTTTACATCGTCCATGTTTTAATATAGTCCTTTATTTTATATGAAGATGAATTAGAAACAAGACACATAATATCGAAATTGTCTTTATAAAAAGGTTGATTTTCTTTTTCAGATCCGGTGCCATCAAAATGATGTAAATGCCAACATACTTTTCCTTTACCAAAAACCCTACCTACATTAAAACCTAATTTTGATACACGAAGGGGAGCTTCATCGTCTTCATACCCCCACCCTAAGAAATGAGGATTATAGCCGTTGCACTTAACTAAATTATCTTTTCGTCCCATAACACACCCACCTTTACTTGAAGTATGGCCAATTAATACATCGTTATGTACTGTATTAACAAGATTTTTATCATAACTCAAATTATTACCAGAAGAACCCTCGAACTCTTTTACAACATCGGGTATTACTAATTCTTCGTAATTTAGCGTTTTGCAAAATTTATCTTTTAAAGGCTTTTCAGCACATAAAAATAAACCATTATAAGGGTATAAAAACCCAGCATTATCATCTTTTTGCAAAATTTTTGCTGTTTCAACTAATTGATTTGGATCAATAATAATATCTGTATCTATAAAGTTTAGAATATTAGTTTTTGCTAATTTGATTCCTTTATTAAACCCTTCACCTTTTCTCCATTCAGTATCGCTTTTTGAAAAAACAACTACATCATCTTTTCCTAAATTAAGCGTATTTGTAACTTTAGGTTCTTTATCGTCTTCAATAAAAATATGCTGATAGTTTTCACAGTTATTTCTATAGAAACTATGCATAGCTTTTAAGTTAGCTTTTCTCTCTTCATTATCTAATCTAACAAATGTTAGAAATGTTATATTTTTTAAATCATACATTTTGTTTTATTTGTTTTAGTTTCGCTATTACTTCATTTGCTTTAGTATCAGGTACCATACCCGGTAGCGACCCGTGCTTATTATAAAAATATTCAGCACCTCGATTTACATTATCGTACCAATCTTGTCGCGGCCTTATAACTGAATTATCTTCACTACAAGCTAACTCGTCAAGATAATCATACGATTTAGCAACATCTGGCCACCACCAGTAAGCAGGTAAATATCCCTTTTTAACTATCTGGAATGAATGATCAACATGTTCCCAAGCATTAACATAAAAATTATCATTAATACCTACATCTTTTATAACACTTCGATGATAATAAGTAAATGCCCCAACACAATGCCTATTCAAAGCAACAGAAACGTCGTTACCGTAATCTATTATTTTACGTGGTTGAGGTGCGCCTTTTGATTTACAACCTGCTTTATTTGCGGGACCATGATAACCATACATTAAATGTTTTAGCCCCGTCTGTTTACTTGTTTCGATATATTTTTCAAAAACATTTTCATCTTTTATGATTATATCATCTTCCATTATAAACAGGTGATCAATACCGCATTTATCGCCTGGCCAATTAGCTAATTCTTGAGAATGACCCTTTTTAAGCAGCTCTTTAAAAGCCCAGTTTTTAGCAAAACCAACACCTCTACCACCACCAGTATAAAAATAATTACCACAAAGACCGTTTTTACTATATACAAATCTTCTCGGGCCGTGATCTGACTTATCTTCAAAGTCTGGACTATCTCCATCATTAATAATACAAAGATAGTTAATTTTATGTCTTGGTATAGAAGCTAATACTTTTTTAAGAAACTCTTCTCTGTTACAGGTAATGATAGCTAAACCTACAGTATCTTTAAGAGGCGGAGGCTTCCAAGACGGGGTATTATTTATTTTGTCCCAATACCCTTGAGATGACTTAGAAATTGTCATGGTACATAAGTATTTTAGCATAAATAATTAAAATGTCAATTGGCAATACCAATTTTATTACCCTTGATAGTGTAGCTGAAATACAAGATATTGTAAATGGCGACTTTTTATTTACGGTTTCAAATGGAGTTATATATAAATTAGATTTTCAAAACTTAATTTTAACTCCAGATAATGTAGATTTTTATTCCACGATCGAAAGTCTTTCAGCTCAAGTTGTAAGTTTAACAAACGCTTTTAGTTCAATAAATGCACAAGTTAATGAATTATCGGGTGCTATAGGGCTTACTTCGATAGTTCAAAGCGGTAGTGCTAATTGGAATTCTACTTACAGTACAGTAAAAAAATTAAGTTCATCGAACTGGTTACCTTCAAATAACGTTAAATCAGGAAGTTTAATAAAATATGAAGGTGGTTCTTCTTCATGGAAAGTAATAGAACCTGGTAATAATGGAGACACTTTACAAGTATTAAATAACGTACCTCAATTTACAGGATCTGCTAATTCTTTTAATAATATTATTAACGAACAGTTATTTTATAATTCAGATAGTTTACAAGCAAATGCAATTACGAATATTACTACCACTAATGCATCTACAGGTGGAGCTAATTATTCGTTTATAGGTGTTAACTGGGAGGTAAGTTTTGCAGGGGGTGAAGGAAATATAACAAATAAATCTGCTTTATTAATACAATATAATGATGGTAGACCAAGTCAAATAGTTAAAAGTGGTACATTTTCTATACCAACAGGTACCAACAGCAATGGTCAGCCTATATCGTTTACTATTATACCCCAAGCAGCATTTGGTACAAGCGATAGTTTTTTTGGTATAAGAGCAGGTACTTCTGCTAGAAGAGACAATATGACACAAGAATTAGGAAGCTTTACAGCTTTAGGCAACTCAAATATTATTAAAAATAAACGACCACTTGAGCTTGACCCTGATATTATTTCAGAAGTTGATAATAGTGAATTTGAATTATTCGTTCCTCTTTTACCAGGTGGTGGTATACCACCAACATTTAATTATGTTTATAACGGAAGAAATTCTAGAGAGTTTAAACTATGGGATACAGCTGTAGTAACCTTAAAGGTATACGGAACACCTGATTAATTTTTAGTTTCTTGAATATGTTTAAATAATGCGTCGCTTCTAGCTTTTTCAGCTGCAATTTCCATTTCTTGATCTCTCAATATAGATTCCATATCAGCTATCTCTTCTGGGTCAAGAATTGAAGATGAATTATCACCCATTAAATCTCCTTCTGCATCTAAATATTGCCTAACTAAATGAATTCTTTCTTGTTGGTTTCCAAATACTTCAACAATTGCAGGGCAATCATCAGAAGGTAGAAAGGGTGAAGCTTTCAAGTTTTGAAAGTATTGTTGTTCAATACCTTTAAATAGGTGATCTATTTCTTCAATATGTTCTTTATTAACTGACCTTGTACCGTCATCAACAATATCAATAGGACTAACATTAGTTATAGGGGTAAAAAATATTACATCTAAAAACTTTAAACTTTCTCTGACTACAGGAATGCATTTCTGTATAAATTTTTGGTCTATATCGTTTATACCTTTTTCATGAGCCCATAAAGAATAAACAAGATTATCTAATGGACACCTATCGTAAATTATTTTATCACCTTTTTCAGATTCTAAAATAGTATCAACAACATGATTTAAAATAGACCACTGAGCTTCTTGATTTGTATTCTCACTATGTGGTAAATTATTTTCATTGATATAATTTCTATATGTCTTCTCAGGTGTAGAATACATAGGCCACTCTTTTATAAAATCTTTTATAAAAGTAGTCTTACCTTGACAAGCGGTTCCTGATACTGCAATACGCATATTATTAATTAGGATAATTTTTTCTATCATCAAGAGCTGTATTTCGCTTTTCTTGCATTAAAGCAAAAATGTTCCATACAGCTGCAGCTAAATGATCTTCGTTTTCTTTACCTTCCCAAAACTCCATTAGATGTCTCATAGCACTATCATAATAAACAGAATATTGCATACCTTTCATCCAATTGTTTTCTCCGTAGGTTTCAGCACCGTCTAGATACCTTTTCATTACCCGTTTTAAAGGTTCGTGAGGAACTAGAGATAAACGCAATTTACCTTTTCTACCATCTCTTTGAGCACCAGTTTTATAGACAGTATTGTCGATGCTTTGTTTTTCCATATAAGAAGTTTAATTGAAAACCTTTACTAATCAATTAATATCTTTTCGTGAAGTAGGAATCAAAGTCATATGAATTCCATATTAAATCAAAAAGATATGGGGAAAAGTTCTGTTTTGTGAAAATTTTTGTTTCTTTAGGGCTATAACCTTTTGCTTGATAGACCTGAAGATTATCTAATATTTGATTTGCGTAATGGCTTGGTTCTCTAAATACTTTTATTTTATTAGAAGTATCCAAAAATTGACCGTCAACTAATGCTATAAAATTACCAGCATCATCATCAACCACATGCGGCCCAGTTTTGCCTTCATCTAAACGTTTTCTAAGATTGTTAGCTTCATCAATTAGATCATCACTTTTATCTTCATCAAATGTTTTAATTTTAGGGTCATTTAAAATAAAGCTTTTAAGACCTTCTTCTAATTTATCACCCTTAACTATGTGTTCATCTCTCCACGTTCTGGTATGTTCTTGTTGTCCACCTAATGTTTTTCTATCTGCTAAAGTTTTTCCCCCCGGGCGTCGCGTTTTTGCAAATAAATCTGGTGCTCTGGTATGTCTGTCCGCGAGATCACTATAAGTACTTAACTCTAATGCAGATTTTGCTTTGTCTTTTGCGTAATCTCCGACAGCACTCATTCCTTTTTTAAGACCACCGCCTATTTTACTAAAAGTAGGAAAATAACCGTCAGCTTCTTGCAAAAAATAATATTCTTTAAAACTTATCATCTTCTAGACATTTGCATTAACCTTTGCCCGCCTTTTACTTGACCACGTGGTTCAGGAAAAGGCTCTCCTGTGTTAGGATTTATACCGTAAGGAGCTTCGACTTCGGTTTCTGTTTCGGTTTCAGTATCAGGGGTAGTATCTGTGGTTGTATCAGTGGTTGTATCAGTGGTTGTATCAGTGGTTGTATCAGGAGTGGTATCTGTGGTTGTGTCAG